AGCAAAAAAGGTTATTATGGCATCTCACACAGCTGACCTTGCAGTTAACTTTGGTCGTCGGGTACGTAACCTCGTGGGTTCGGAACAATATAAAGACATTTTCCCGGACATCAGCTTACAAGCCGATTCTAAGTCTGCTTCTCGTTGGGGGACTAATTATAATGGTGAGTATTTTGCTATCGGTGTTGGAGGTGCTTTAGCAGGGCGTGGCGCGGATCTCTTTATTATTGATGATCCACATTCAGAGCAAGATGCTAAACTAGGTAAAGGCGATGTGTTTCTTCCCGCATGGGAATGGTTTCAATCAGGTCCTCTACAAAGGCTAATGCCTGGAGGTGCAATTGTAGTTGTGATGACTCGGTGGTCGAAGCTAGACTTAACGGGACAGATTATAGACCAGATGACCAAGAACGATGAGGTCGATGACTGGGAAGTTGTTGAATTCCCTGCTATTTTAGAAGATAAGAAGGGAAATGAAGTTCCATTATGGCCTGAGTTCTGGTCACTAGAAGAATTAAAAGCAAGACGTGCTGCGTTGGATATACGATACTGGAACGCACAGTATATGCAGAACCCAACATCTGAAGAAGGTGCTCTAATTAAAAGAGAGTGGTGGAATATGTGGCCCGTTGATGATGACCCCCCTCCATGTGAGTTTATTATAATGACACTTGATGCTGCTCAAGAAGCAAACAACAGGGCTGACTATAATGCATTGACAACATGGGGCGTATTCTTCAATGAAGAAACAAATAATTATGCAATCATATTATTAAATGCTATTAAGGAACGATTAGAATTCCCGGAACTCAAAGAGCTCTGTTTAGAAGAATACCGAGAACAAGAACCTGATGCATTTATTGTAGAGAAAAAATCTAATGGCGCAGCACTATATCAAGAGTTTAGAAGAATGGGGATACCTTGCTCGGAGTTCACCCCAGGCAAAGGCCAAGATAAGATTAGCCGTGTTAATGCTGTGTCTGATCTCTTTAGTGGTGGTGTTGTTTGGGCACCAGACAGGCGCTGGGCGCATGAAGTTATTACCGAGTGCAACGACTTCCCTTCAGGTAAAAACGATGACTTGGTCGATGCGACAACTTTAGCTCTTGCTCGCTTTAGGCAAGGTGGTTTTATTCGTTTGCCCTTAGATGAGCCTGATGATATACTTCAATTTAAATCGCGGAGAGGGAAAAAACTCTATGCCATATAAGAATCCTGAAGACGCAAAAGCGTATGCAGTGAGAAACAAAGATAAGATAAGAGAGTATAGAAAAGCTTATCGTAAAGCCAATAAAGAAATGCTTGCAGCAAAACATAAAGAATGGCAACAAGCAAATAAAGAAACAGTAAATGCTATAAACAGAAGCTATAGAGCTAGGAACAAAGAAAAAACAGCTGCTTACCAAAAGAAGTGGAGAGACAATAACAAAGATAAAGTAGCTGCTTTCGCAGCAGAAAGAAGAGCATTAAAATTTAGGGCGACTATAAGATTGACTGAACTAGACAAATTTGTAATAGATGAGATGTATAATTTAGCTCAATTAAGGACAGAACAAATGGGGTTTGAATGGCATGTTGACCATATTAAACCATTAACTAAAGGTGGGTTGCATAAGCCTACTAATCTACAGGTAGTTCCAGGAACCTGGAATGTATCTAAAGGTAATAGGTCGGAGGAAAAATGGACGTAGATAAGGCTTTATATGAAGCACCAAAAGGATTAGACGAAGAAGCTCAAGAAGTTGAGGCTATTGAGATTATCATAGATGACGAAGTAATAGAAGAGGCTATGGTAGAAAATGATGAGCGTGATGGCTTCGATGATAATTTAGCTGAAGAACTAGACGACAAATATCTTGAAGAGTTATCATCAGATCTACTCGAAGGTTTTAATACTGACGTTGATTCTAGAAAAGATTGGCTTCAAACATATGTAGACGGACTAGAACTTCTTGGCTTTGATATGGAAGATAGATCAGAACCTTGGGAAGGCGCTTGTTCAGTTACTCATCCCTTGATGTCCGAAGCATTAGTTAAATTCCAAGCTGAAACAATGATGGAGACCTTCCCTGCTGCAGGCCCAGTGAAGACTTCTATTGTTGGTAGAGAAACACCTGAGTGTATGGAAGCTGCTCAACGAGTTCAAGAGAACATGAACTATCAACTTGTTGACTGCATGCCAGAATATCGCCCAGAGCATGAAAGAATGTTATGGGGTTTAGGATTATCAGGTAATGCATTTAAAAAAGTTTATTATGACCCTACACTAGAAAGACAGACATCAATCTTTGTTCCCGCTGAAGATATGGTTGTACCTTACGGTGCTTCTAACTTAGAATCAGCAGAACGTATTACTCATGTGATGCGTAAAACAGAACAAGAACTTCACAACTTACAAGAAATGGGCTTCTATAGAGACGTAGAGTTAGGAGAGCCTACACGTGAGATAGACGAAGTAGAAAAGAAGATTGCAGAGAAATTAGGCTTTGACGCATCTCAAGATGACCGCTACAAGATTCTAGAAATGAATGTCAACATTGACCTAGAAGGATTTGAAGATAAAGATGGAAATAGAAAAACAGGAATAGCGCTACCTTATATTGTAACTATAGATAAAGGCACGACTGAGATTTTATCAATTCGACGCAATTGGAACCAAGAGGACAGTAGGAAACAAAAGCGAGAGCACTTTGTTCATTATGGTTACGTACCAGGATTCGGTTTTTATTGCCTTGGATTGATACATTTAGTTGGTTCATTCGCCAAATCAGGCACAATGTTATTAAGACAATTAGTAGACGCGGGGACCTTATCGAACTTGCCAGGCGGGTTTAAGTCCCGTGGCCTCCGTATTAAGGGTGATGATACTCCTATTGGTCCGGCTGAGTTTAGAGATGTCGATGTTCCTTCAGGTACTATTAGAGATAACATTCTACCACTTCCTTATAAAGAACCAAGTCAAGTTCTTGCGGCTTTAATGGAAAAAATTATTGATGAGGGTAGACGCTTTGCTTCTGCTGCAGATATGAAAGTATCTGATATGTCAGCTAACTCTCCTGTAGGTTCTACATTAGCTATTTTAGAAAGAACATTGAAAGTAATGTCAGCAGTTAATGCTCGTATCTATTACTCAATGAAGAAAGAGCTAGGGTTACTTAAGACTTTAATTAGAGATTACACAGACCCTAATTATGTATATGACCCTGCATCAGGAACTCCAGGTGCTAAACAAGATGACTACGATAAGGTTAATCTAATTCCTGTCGCTGACCCTAATGCTGCAACTATGGCACAGAAGGTTGTTCAATATCAAGCAGTTATGCAATTAGCTCAACAGAATCCAGACATCTATGACTTACCAGAACTAAACAAACAGATGCTAGATGTATTAGGAGTTAAGAACGCAGAAAAACTTATACCTAATAAAGAAGATATTAAGAGTGCTGCACCTGTAACAGAGAATATGAATATTATAAATGGCAAACCTGTTAAAGCATTCTTGGAACAAGACCATGAAGCTCACATTGCAGTACATATGGCCTTTACTCAAGATCCACAAGTACAAGCAATGGTAGGACAGAGTACAAAAGCAAGTTTGATACAAGCTGCTATGGAAGCCCACGTTGCAGAACATATTGCATTCCAGTATAGAATTGAGATTGAGAAACAGCTAGGCGTACCACTACCTCCAGTTGAAGAACCTCTACCAATGGATATTGAAAATGAAGTAGCTAGACTAACAGCTGAAGCTTCAGGAAAAGTATTACAAAGTAGTCAACAGAAAGCTCAACAAGAAGAACAACAGAAACAACAAGAAGACCCAATACTTCAAATGCAAAAACAAGAACTTGAAATTAAACAACAAGAGTCTCAAGCTAAGAGTCAGAAGATGATGGCAGATACTCAACTTGAGAAAGAGAAGTTTGAGTTTGAGAAACAGAAAGCTACAGTTGAAGTTCAAAAAGATGTAATGATGGAACAATCTAGAATTAAATCTCAAGAGGCTATTGTAGGCGCTAAGATTGGAGCAGAAGCCGAACTGAAACAAAAAGATGCTACAGCCAAAGAAGTATTAGAAGGTGCAAAATTAGGAGCGGCAGCAATTAACAAAGAGAAAGATGTTAAGCTGCGCTTAAAAGAATCTCAGATGCGAAATGATGCTATGGTAAAAGCCCAGCAGAATAACGCAGCTAAGATGGATCAATCCAATAACGGAGAAAACAACTAACCGAAAGGAAAATTATGTCACAGACTGAAACGCTCATGCTTCTAGCATCCCAGGTAGAAGAGAGACGCAAAGTAGTATTAGATGATTTGGGACTGGGGGTTCGCGACCACCAAGCATATGTAACAGCAGTAGGAGAAATGGCTGGATACATGCGTGTACAACAATTAATATCAGAAATGTTACAAGCAAGAAAAACAGAGGACGAAGCTTTTGAAAGTAGTCCAACTGATAATGTTGTTAAGAAGGAGGGCAAGTAATGACTATTGCAACTCCTGACAATCAAATAGTCTCCAGTTCTGGAGCACCTATTAAAACCAAAAATACTGAAACCACTGACGGTAAAAAAGTTAGCGAAGATGAAGCTAAAGCAAAACTAGCATCTCAACTTCCTGATGTGAAGGGCTACCGTATTCTGTGTCTTGTACCTGAAGCAGATGAAGCTTATGAAAGTGGTTTGATTAAATCAGACAAAGTTAAGAGTATAGAAGAAAGTGCGACTGTATGTTTATTTGTTATGCAACTTGGAGATTTAGCTTACCAAGATAAAGACAGATTCCCATCAGGTCCATGGTGTAAAGAAGGTGATTTTGTTATTACACGAGCTTACTCAGGAACTAGAATTAAGATTCACGGAAAAGAATTCCGCATTATTAACGACGACACGGTTGAAGCTGTAGTGGATGATCCACGTGGCTACGAACGCGCATAAGGAGAGCAAG